ATCTCCCCTAAGTTCCACGTTACCGCAAATGACTTTGACGCAGGTGCGTTGGGGGAAAGGGAAACAATTCGGGGAAACAAAAAGCTTGTGTACACAAGCAAGTTAGGGCAAGTCCTTGCCAATGCAGAGTTGCGTGGGGTGCGTAAGCCTCTCCCGCCTATCGTTAACTAAGGGGAAACACATGGAAGACTACGCACAAGCAATATTGGATATAAAAGCGTTACGCGCTAAGGCATACGAAGCTATGCAAAAACATGAGTGGGCCACTGCTTGTGACTTTGCTGATGACATTATTGTGGCTGCACGCAAAGTGAAAGTGTACTGCCTCGACCAACTGGACGAACTGGATAAAGTCAAGGTAGAATAAGGGACTTGATAATAAGAAAGTTCAACCATGTCAGTAACTTGGTCTTACAGCAGCTTGAAGACGTTTCAGCAATGTCCAAAGAAATACTACCATTTGAAAGTTGCCAAGGATGTTAAGGATACTGGTAGCGAAGCAACCATATATGGGAACGAAGTACACAAAGCAGCGGAGCAGTACGTTATGCACGATGCTCCAGTACCACCCAAATTTGCTTACATAAAGCCGGTGCTTGATGCGTTGAAGGGCATTGAAGGTCAGAAGTACTGTGAGTTAAAACTAGGACTGATCAAGGATGGGGATACGTACAAGCCATGTGGGTTCTTTGACAAAGGCGTATGGTGGAGGGGCATTGCTGACTTGCTAATAGTTCGAGGAGATGCAGCTTTCTCAGTGGACTACAAGACTAGCAAGAACGCCAAGTACGCAGACATCAAGCAGCTTGATCTAGTGGCTACGGCGTTATTCACACACTTCCCGCAGGTCAACACGATCAAATCTGGATTGGCGTTTTTGGTTAGCAATGAGTTCATTACGAAAGAACACAAGCGGGACTCCACCAAAGAATACATGGAGCCGTTTCACCAAGACCTGAAGCGGTTAGAACAGGCTACGAGTAACGGCGTATGGAACGCAGTATCAGGGCCGTTGTGTGGTTGGTGTCCGGTTAAAACGTGCCATAACTACAGGGAGCGCAGATGATACTTAGCGGCAACGATACAGCAGAGCACCTTGAGCACCACATATGCTCATATCCGTCTTGCCACAAGCGCATATCAGCAGGGGATAACGGAGTTATATGGGACAGTGTAGGCATAGAGAAAGAAGAGTTTTATTACTACAATCTAAGCCCTTTGGCAAAACTGGCAGTGGTGGCAAACCCGATTGATAAATCATATAGGGATAATTATTTCGCTACTTCCATATATCTCCATCCTGAATGCGCAGCGGAATGGGGTATGCACTTGATCAAAGATGCAATAGCAGCAGATTCTTCAATAGCACGAAAGCTTAGGACTACTGTGGTCAAACCCAGCTAGGAGAAACACATGCCGTACACAAACAAACCGCGCCCGTATAAAAAAGAATACGAGCAATACCAAGGCAAACCAGACCAGATTAAGAAACGTGCAGAACGTAACACCGCACGCGCTGAGATGGTTAAGAAGGGTGCTGTACAAAAGGGAGATGGGAAAGATGTCGATCATGTCACGCCTCTTAGTAAAGGGGGCGCAAGTGTTGGGAAGAACCTTAGAGTCAAATCTGCCAGTGACAACCGCTCCTTCAGCCGCAACCCAGATCACACCGTCAAAAAAAATGTCCCCAAGTAATATCCTTGATGACTACGCTTGGCCGGGGCTATTCAGACCTTTCGCGCACCAGAAGCAGACTGCTGATTTCCTGACCCTCAACCGCAGGGCTTTCTGCTTTAACGAGCAGGGTACGGGCAAGACTGCCAGCGTGATATGGGCATGTGATTACCTGATGAACTTGGGTATCGTGAACCGTGTCTTGGTTATATGCCCGTTGTCTATCATGCGGTCTGCGTGGCAGGGGGACATGTTTAAGTTCGCCATACACCGGACATGCGATGTGGCTTACGGGGATTCGAAGCAGCGTAGGAAAGTACTGGCTCAGAACGCGGAGTTTGTCATCATCAATTTTGATGGCGTCGAGGTTGTGAAAAAGGAGATAGCCGCTGGTGGGTTTGACCTGATTGTTGTGGATGAGTGCTCTGCTTACAAGAACGCCCAGACCAACCGTTGGAAAGTTCTCCGTGACTTGGTGCAGAACGTAAAAGGTCTGTGGATGCTTACAGGTACGCCAGCAGCACAGTCCCCTGTTGATGCGTACGGCATAGCCAAGCTGGTTAACCCTGCAAACACCCCCAAGTTTTTTGGGCAGTTCCGTGACCAAGTGCTGTACAAGGTGTCAGAGTTCCGGTGGATACCCAAGGCCAATTCTGACTCTATAGTGCACAAACTGTTGCAGCCTGCAATAAGATTTGAAAGGGATCAGTGCTTGGACTTACCAGAACTCACGTTCGTAAGCCGTGATGCACCTCTGACCCCGCAGCAAAACGCCGCATACAAAATGCTCAAGAGCGAAATGATGATAGAGGCAGGTGGGGAGGATATATCCGCTATCAACGCCGCCGCTAAGATAAACAAACTGCTGCAGATATCTGGTGGTTCGGTCTATACAGATACTAGGGAGATCATAGACTTCGATGTGAGCAACAGGCTGCGCGTGGTGCAGGAAGTTATTCAAGAATCAAGCCACAAGGTTCTTGTCTTTGTACCCTACACGCACACCATAGACCTACTGCAGGATTACCTAACCAAGAATGGCATTACCAGCGAAGTCATAAACGGTAAGGTGTCAGTCAACAAACGCAACAGCATAATTGATAGGTTCCAAACGCAAGCTGCACCACATGTACTGGTGCTACAGCCACAAGCCGCTTCGCATGGACTTACCCTTACAGCGGCTAACACCATAATCTGGTACTCACCGATAACCAGTGTGGAGACTTACTTACAAGCCAACGCTAGGATAAACAGGCCGGGGCAGAAAAACGCCATGACCATCGTGCACATAAGAGGCAGTGAAGTGGAGTCTCGCCTGTACAGCATGCTCAGTAACAACATTGACAATCACACTAGGATCATCGACCTCTATCGGGAAGAAATTCTAAACATCACTTGACAAAGTCAAAGTCATCACTATAATAAGGGGGCAGTACTAAAAAGGAGCACGACATGTCACAAGAAGATCAGGAATACACTGATTATCCAGCCGACACTCTCGCAGAGATATACCTAAAGATACGCGACAGGCGAGATTCTTTAAAGGCCAAGTTTGAAGATGATGACAAGGCACTGAAGGACGAACTGGATACAGTAGCAGCAGAAATACTGGTGCTCTGCAAGGAGAACAACGCAGATAGCATCAGGACACAGGCAGGAACCATAATTCGTAGAGTTGACACACGGTACTGGACGAATGATTGGGACTCCATGTATGGCTTCATAAAGGATAACGATGCGTACCCGCTACTTGAGAGGCGCTTGCATCAGTCCAACCTGAAGCAGTTTATGGAGGAAAACCCTGATAAGTTACCAATGGGCTTACAGGCAGATAGCAAATTTACCGTGTCAGTTAGAAGGAGCAAATCAGCATGAGCAACATCAGCATTTTCAAGCAGGACATCCCTGAATCGAGCCGCGCCGCAGAAGGCATCAGTGAACTTACCAAGTCTTTGGTGGGTACTAACGCATCACGGCGCATATCGACTCGTGGCAATAAGTTCCGTAAGGTAGTGGGTGGTGAGGAAGTATCGAAGCTGAACACCAGCGAACTCAACGTAGTTATCATCCACACGTTGCCCAAAGTATCTCGGCAGTTCTACGAGAAAGAGTACGATCCTAACGCTGCTGCAACGCTGCCCGATTGCTGGTCTAACCTCGGTGACTTCCCAGATAAATCTGCATCCAACCCCCAAGCTTCAAGCTGCGTTAGCTGCCCCCAGAACATTGAGGGTTCCGGTAAGCGTGGTGGTAGGGCATGCCGCTTCGTGCGCCGTGTTGCTGTACTGCTGGAAGGTGACCCGTCTGGTGAGTTGTATCAGATGAACTTTGCATCCAAGTCGCTGTTCGGCAAGGGTGAGGGCAACACGCATCCGTTTGAAAGCTACATCAAGTTCTTGGCGGGTAACAACAAGAGCATTGACCGTGTAGTTACTGAAGTTAGTCTTGACCCCGATTCGGATGTAGCAGTATGCAAGTTC